GGTATGTTGGTGATATTTTGCTGTTCAGGCATTGGTCGGCGACACGATCAGTTCGGCGTCCATGATAGCGAGCTTGACAGGGTCTGTGCCCGAAATCTCGTACACACGGTCACGCAGCTTGAGCGTCATGCCCAGCCGCCGCCAAATGACGCGGCGGTAGTACTCGCCGATCTTGCCCATCGGCACCCAATACTCGTTAGACCAAGTGTGCCCGCCGTCGTCCGACCAGCGCAGCATCATCTGAGGGTCGCTGCCTTGGCCGGTGTTGGTGCCGACGCCCGCCTCGCAATCGACTTGCAGGCTGTGGTGCGCGGTCCTCTTGAGGGTGTTGGTGCCCGGCGGCAGCGCCCGCCACGAGCGCAGCCACTTCTGGATGTCGCCGTTGTCAGCGTACTCGTTCAGGTCGAAGGCGTAGATGTTGCCGTTCTCGAAGTCGCCGACAACGATCTGGTCGTCATAGACCGCCTGGCAGTTGGACCGATGGCGCACAAAGTCGCCATTGTCCCAGCCGGCCCGTTCGTGCCAGGCTTGGGTCGCTACGTCGTAGACCCAAGTGGTCTGGGCGCTCGGGAAAATCAGCACGTAGAAGGCGTGACCGTCTTGCTGGTAGGTGTAGCCGATGGCGTCCGACAAGTTGCCGTACTGCTGGATTTGCCACTCAATCGCATGGGTCGAGATGCGCGTGCCGGTGTAGCCGTTGGCGCGGTAGACGATGCCTCGGCCACGAGCGTCAGACCCCAGCCAAAACAGGCCGTTGTCGAGCTTGGCAACCGAGTACGGGGCAGCGCAGCCAATCTCGTTGAACGCGCCTTGGATGCGCTGCAACGGGAAGTCAGGCAGGCCCGCGTCGTACCAGACCTCGATCGAGTTGGTGCCGAACAGCCACGCCTCACGGTGATCGACGATCAGCGACACCAAGCCGTCCGGGTCGCCCTCGGCGCTGGCAAAGTCAAGCGGATCGACAGACAGGCCGTCGAGCAAGGACGTCACCCACACCCGCGCGCTGTTGGGTTCGTTGAACACGAAGTAGCCGTCAAGGTAGCCCACCTTGACCGCGCCGGGGAAATCCGGGTCAGTGATCTTGGCAAACACCTCAGTGGTCGCGTTGTAGATGAAGCCGTCGGGGTTGCAGGCGATGAAAATCTGCGTGCCGTTGTCCGATATAGACACCGGGCCGGTTCCGGTCACCGTACCCAAGGGCTTGATCTTCCAGCGGGTCGTGTCGCCGATTACGTTGAGCCGGTAGAACGTGTCGCCTGAGACGGCGTACAGGTACTCCTTGAGCACCCACAGCCCACGGATTGGGCCGCTGCCGGCCGCAACCAGCCGGCGCAGGCCAGGGCAGCGCGACAGAAACGCCGCGCTCTTGCCGCCCTCGGGCACGATCTCGGGGTACATGTTGACCATGCGGTTGTCCGCAGCGTTGACGCTGCGAGCGACGTAGCTGGAACCTAAGATCGGCGTTTTCATCAATAGTTGCCGGCGTAGATGTTGAACCGCTGCCGCGTCGCAATCAGCGAGTACGGCATCGACATCACATCGTCAGGGTTGTTGATGCGCTTGAGGTTGCGCTTGCTGGTCATGGCAATGCGCTGCACTTGAGGCGACGGCTCGACGCCAAACTCTGGCGCAAGCTCGCAGGCCAAGTTGTACGTGAAGGCCCGCAGGTAGCCTGGCGGAAAAAGAATCTCAGTGACCAACTCAGCCGGCTGCGTCAACTCTTGCACGCTGATGAAGTGCCACTCCAGCAGCCGTGTCGGGCGCGGGTAGATGTAAATGTCAAAGTTCGGGTAGGTGTTGTTGACGAACATCACCTGCGGGAAGGTCGAGGTCACGGTCTTGACCGCGATGCCGTCGTACTGCTGCTGATTGATCAGCTTGATGCCGTAGGACACGCCCGTGCCGGGGTCTTTGAAGTAGGTGGCGTCGTCCACCAAAACCGGACGCACGGCGGTGCCATTGAGGCGCACCAAGGAGCCGCTAGGGCCAAGGGTTTCGTTGATCGAGCCGACCGGCCAGTTGACGATCTGGTCGATGGTGGCAAAGACAGACAACCGCTCGGTGTTCCACGAGTCGATCATCTGGTTGAGCGCCATCAAGGCGTCTTGAGACACAGCGGCCGTCGGCGTTTCGCTCTCGGCCAGCACACCTAGCAGCCGCAACGCCCGGTTAATCTGTTCGCCTGCGGTGTAGGTCGCCATGCTATTCCTCTTGGATTAAAACGTCCTTATTGCGCCGGCTGCGCCGCGCCACAGGCTCGGGGCTAGTTTCTTCAGCCACTGGCTCAAGATTGTACCTTGACCAACCGTTCTGAAGGTCAAGTTCAGCCTCTATGTCCAACGTAGCGACTTTGGCGCCGTGGACAGGATGGGTTAGGTAGATTGCTGCCATGCGTAGAAACGGAGCCGAGATTGTCGGCCCCGTTCGGTTTTACAGTACGTGAATCACCGCAAAGTTGATCACCACGGCCTCAGACAGCGAACCGCCCGAAAGGTTGCGTAGGGTGATCGTGCAGCTTCCGGTAGCCTTGCCAGAAATCCAGCAGTTGTAGGCGCCAGCAGTGGCACCGGAAGACACGCTCAACACCACAACGTCTTTAGCGCTGATAACGCTGTTGGTCAGCGTGAACGAGACGTTCGTGGCGTTAGCCAGAGCGGCGTTGTTCATCGTAATCTGACCAGCGGACTTGTTCAAGGTCACGCCCGTCGATTTGTCAGTCAATTGCGTGACCGTACCACTCGCTTCTGCGGTGTAGCCCAGCTCACCACCAGACAGCACTGAGTCAGACCCAATGATGTTCTGGTCTTCAAAAGCCACACCAATTGGTTTGGTATTGGAGGACATAGTGTTTCCTTTAAAAACAGGGGGCCAAAGCCCCCTGGCTATCACGAGATGCGGTAGCAAGTCCAAGTGCCGTCGCCGGTCTTACGGGCACGGAAGTGACCCGAAGAGGCAGCAGCCACTGCGCCAGCGCCGACCAAGGTCCAGCCGGTGCCAACCGCAACAGTAATTGCATCCGAACCGGAAGCATCAATGTTGATGACGAAGAAGTCAAACGCAGCGTTCACTTTAGATGCGCTAGAAACGTCAGCTTCCAGGTCTGCCACGGTGGGCAGAGTCAGGTTGCCAGCGGTGCCGTTGAAGGTGAACAGGCCGTTTGCCAGTTGAGCAGCCGTAGCGGTAGCTGCGGCGGTCAGTGCAGTCGGAGCACCCTGAACAAACAGTTGAGCTTCGCCGACGTTGCCGTCGCCAATCTGGTAGCCACCAGCGCCATTAGGAAGAGCCATGATAAAGTCCTTTCAAAAAAGTTACGAGAACGGGGCCGAAGCCCCATTCGATCAGCCCCAGAGGCGAACGCCCATCTGAGGACGAATCACGCTGTAGCCGTACAGCACGTCAATACGGCAAGGCATACGGTCGTTGTTGATGTCGTACTGACGAACAACGCGCAGGCTGATGCCATTGTGAACGGCGCGAGCGGCCATGTCCACACCTTGCGGCAGGAGCAGGTCGGCGGTAGCGAAGGTGATCGCGTCCTTGTGGTAGACCAAGTTCTGAGCGTACTGGCTGGAAGCCGCGCCCACAAACACCACAGCCTTGCTGTTCTGCGGCAGAACGTCCACAGTAGCCAGAGCGTGGTTGGCCGAGTACATCGGAGCCACGGTGATGTTGCCGGCGCCAGAGCCGTTCAGGGTCACGTCAGCGGCTGCGACGAACTGGAACAGCGAACCAGTAGACTCACGGGTTTGCGGGTTCACAGCGAAGCAGTCAGCAACAGTAAACACGTCGCCGAGCTTGACGGTAGCGTTTGCACCAGCGCCGGTGATGGCGATGGTGGTGGCGCCTTCAGCGGTCACAGCAGCCGACAGCGAGCCGCCGGTAGCGGTGCGCGAGCCGGTGGTGAACTGCTTGATCGACTGAGACATGTTGACTTCGTCGAAGCCCAGCACGCCCATACCCATCATGCCGTTCTTGAACTGCTTGCTGATGGTGTCGGTCGGGTTGAACAGACCTTTCATACCTTCAACCAAGCCAGCGTTGGCAGCCGGGTTAACGGTTGCGTAGCGCGGGTTCATCACAGCAGCGTTCTCGTTGAGCTTCTGCTGGGCTTGCAGCAGAACCAGCGAGGTGCTGGGGGTAGAGCCAGGCGTGCCGACGGTGTTGCCGATGTACTTGTAGCTGTTTGCCACGTCGGCGTCGATGGACGAGGCCAACTGGCTGATACGAGGCTTCAAAACACGCTCTGCGAAGTCGTCCAACTGCATGGTCAGTTCGGCAGAGGTGAAGTTCACGCCGATGTGCTTCTGTGAAGAAACAGTCAGGGTGGTGAACTGCTCGTTGTCGTCCTGAACTTGCAGGGCCGCGCCGTCGGTGACCAGAGCGCGGTCAGGCAGACGGATACGCAGAGTCGAACCAATCTTGGCACCTTCAACAGCAAAGCTGTCGTCGTACTGACGGTTCACGTTACGGGTGAGCACGAGGTTGTTCTCCAGAATCTCCAGAGCCTTCCGCGTGATCATGTCAATGGTAAGAATGCTATTCGCCATGATGCGAGTCCTTTCAAAGTTTTAGCGGTTCATTTGCGCTTGCAGCTTTTTCATCTGCCGGGCACGTTCAGCTTCAATCCAGTCCGACGTACTCATGGCCTTCACAGAGCGAGGGTCAGTTGTATCGTAGGACGAGCTTCCACTGGTTCGTGCGGTAACAGGCGAAATCGGTGCGGGCGCAGACGTTGTTGGTTTTACGATCGGATTGGTGCCAAGTTTGGCCTCAATCTTTCCAATCTCACGAGCCTGCAAAAGAGGTGACAGACGGGAAATGCGATCAGCTTCCTTCGGGTTGGTTCCCAGCCAGTAGGCTAGGTCCGGCCCCATGTCGGACGCCTTGATTGTCTCGGCCATCACGTCGGTGACGCGAAGCTGCGGGTTGTAGGCGACTTGTTCAAAGTCGTCGTACTTGGCCCTGGCTTCTTCCTCACGCTCGTGGTAAGCGTCGTTAATCTCAGCCTGCTGCTTCTGGAACTCACGCTGCGCGAGCAGTTCTTCGGCTTTTCTGACCGCCAACGCTTCCGCGTAGGCATCAGGAGACTCGAAATGCTCGATAGGCGGGACTTCTTTCGGCGCTTGCGGTTGTGCAAGTTTTGCCTGCTGCTCACGTTCCCATTTGCGCTGCTCTCTGGCAAGACGCTTGCTGATCATCGCATCGATCTCAGCCTGGGTGAATTTCTTCTCCTCGGGCGTCTGCTCGGGTTGATTCTCAGCTACTTCCGGCGCGTTTTGTGCACTTTCCGGGGCGGCCGTCGCCTCGGGTGCTGGCGCGGATTCAACTTCCGCTAAGGCTTCTTGGACTTGTTCAGTCATCTCATGTTCCGTAGGAACCCTGGTCAACTGGGCCAGTACAGTTTTGGGTTATTCGTAGACGACAGTGTATTCGATGGTGTTCGCAATGTCGATGTACAGACCTTTGCTGAACCAAATGCCTGGCGGGAAGCTGATGTACTGCGT